TCTGTTCGTTAAGGGCTGAACAATCCGGTTCCCACACCGTTTAATAAGTAGATCGCATTAATGAAACTACAAATTAAGTTTAAAGACTGAGGCAATAAAATCAATGTTACAAGATTGTTAATATTCATACGTAGGGTAAACCCTAGTTATATAATAAGGGCATGGGAGAGATACCCAATTCACTACTGCTGGAGGCAGCAATGGAAAATTTAAAGACAGTCTGGGCAGAAAACGCAAAAGGCTTCGAGCATTGCGGTAATTGCTTTAAAGCCGTTCTTGTAAATGATGCTGATATGTGGAGACCTGCAAGACAGGGCATGGCATGGGTAAGAGAAATCGAAACTCCTGCAAATCCAATCAAAGGCAGAGAAGCATGGGTTACAGAATGGCCAATTAATCAACTTTTGAATTACTAAGAGCCGAAAGGCTCTTTTTTTTTGCCTATTAATATTGTGGCCAGCAAACCACTGCTTTGCTCACTGGTACGCCTACGGGGATAAGGCTATTGGCTGGCCTATTAAAAAATTATCTAATTATGATAAATATGCAAGCGTATTGATTTACTGCGATGGGTCTATTTTCTGCTGTAGGTAATTTATTTTCTTATCAAGAACCCGCCCCGCTTAATGACGAGAAAAAAAGACGTTTTGAATTAATGGGTAAATCAAATAGAGAATTAAATATTATTTTGGATCAAAAGCCACATTTACATTGCAAAAAAACGAAATTAGTTGACTTGATTATCTCTAGAGAGTTTAAGCAATTGTAATTTTCTATGTTCTGCCAACCTGTCCTGTTGCCGCCTAAGTTCTAGGCAATGCTCGCAAAAGCAAGTATTCAAGACAACGGGTAATTCTTGTCGTTCCATTTCTTATATATAGCCATTTCGTGAGCAAATTTCCTATAGGTCGCAATCTCTACACCTAACCCCGTAAAGGTGTGTCTGTGTGGGTGTCCTTCTTTGTCTCGCTCGTCTAATTCATAAAGTTCATTCATGGTTTGAACCCTAGCCGCGTTTTCTGCTATTGAGATTTCTTTCATTTTGGGGTGTCGGTAGTTTTGGGCTTCATTTTTTTAAGGGTGTCAAAGATTACGGCAATGACTCCGTTTTGTCTTAGTTTTGATGCACCTACGATTTCGCTGGCGAGGGCTACTGCTGCCCAGAAAATCGGGCTTGCAAGAACTTCATTCATCTAGTGTTTTTCATAGGACAACGTTCTTCTAATCGTGCTGTGACTTGCTCCAGGCGATTTAAGCGCGTGAAGATCTCAACTTTTAGCTCCGAATTTTTCTTGGCTTGCATTGCTAGGTAAACAAAAGCACCTGAAACAATGGCCGCGCCTATCTCGGTCAATTTACAAATAAAAGAACTAGTATCAGAATAGGACATATTTGCTACGTCGCCGTAATGGATGAACAAGAAGAAAAAGAAGGTTCAAGCCTGATTGGCAATTGTGTTTCAATTTTGGTTCTTTGTTGGTCTTTAGCCGTGATTTCTTGGAGCTATTTCGGCAATGGCATTAGGCAAATAGATACGACCTTTGCCGCTGGAATTTTAAGCACGGTTTTAAGTTCTTATGGACTAACGGTTAAGAAACCGGGGGCTAATAGTAAAAACAACAACGGAAATAAAAACAGGCAAGATCCTATAACTCGTAAAGATATTGACAACGTTACAGGCCGCTTAAAAAAATGAAAAACTCTCTTTTCTTCCTCGCTGCTTTCCTCGTAGCAACCCCGGCGGCCAGAGCTGACCTTCATCATAAAATAACTACTTCAACTCAGCTTACAGTTAACGGTGCTTACACAGATGCAAGTCGTATAGGCAGTACTTACGCAGTCTCAGGTTCCAATATAAAAGTTGCTACTGATGCTCACTTTGGCAAGTTAGTAGCACCTTCTGGAAATACAGCAGCTACTTTGGACGTTGGTACATACGATATAAACACCGTAGGGTCGGCTTTCAGTTTTAGTGAAACTTTTACGGCTGGAGACAATGTAAATGCAATAGGATCAGGCGTGGATGTTACTTCTGGAGTCGTAGCAGATATGCCAGCTTACGGAGAAACATTAACAATGTCGGGCGGTGTTGCTGGTTCACTGGCAGGAACTATTGTTAGTTCTGGAACCGCAACTATAACGGCTGGAGGTGCTGGAACTTCGGCGGTGGGACAAGTAATTACAGAATTAATTGTTGACTAATGCGTTTTATTGTTGGCTTATTATTTATATTTAATGCGCCAGTTTATGCTGCGCCAGTAATCCCAAATTTCCAACAAGGCGTTCTGCAAAATCACACCGAAACTTCTAGCGTGGTTCAGGAAACTATAAAAAGTTTTGACTTTCGTAATGGCTATCAGTTGACCACGGGTGGGGTTAATGTTTCACCTTCTAACACAACAAATATTGCACCAACAGGATATACAACAAACACCCAAACTATTCAAGGGGTAACAACATCAATTACAAACCCTACATATACAGCAAAACCAGAATATTCAATTGATAATGCTGGTCAAAGTTGGTCTTATTTTGAAACGCTAGAAACTGGTGGACTTGTTAATTTTACCCAGATAGATAGAACAACAACTATTGAAAGTGTTAGTGATTCAACTTCTACATTTAGTCAGTGAAAAAATATTTATTAATTGCGTTATTAATTGCGCCTCCTAGCTATGCAAACACAGTTAATACAACAAGTAATTCAACAGGAAGTGTAACCAATCAAAGTATTCAGGTCGTGCCGTCTAGGCAATTTACCCAGTCCGTCGCCCCGGCCTTGCAATGCCAAGGTTCAACCCTCAATATTAACCCATTTGTGCAAACAACCAATTCTTATAGTTCACCCTATGAGCCAATGTATCAAGAGCCTGTATATGATTTACAAACAAATGATGACGGCGCTTTAGTTAATCCGGGTTCAATCCTTTACTACAAGCCTACAAGAACAGGACAAAAAGAAAATAATATGAGCATCAGTTCAGGTATTGCTTTAACTTTTGCAATTCCACTTGATCGCCAATCTGTTCGCCTTTGCCGCGCTGCTATGGCTAAGCAAGTCGATTTATACACTCATCAGCTAGAAGCAAAAAAATTAAACTATCACGCTTCAAGAATCAATACTTGCGCTAAATGGAAAAAAGAAGGCGTTTTATTAACTGAAAATTCACCCTTATATGGTCTATGCGAGGACGTTTCTTTAGTAACGCCAGCTAATACGTTGATTGATCATAAACATGAGATTACCACCCCTTCTTCAACTTCCGAATAGCTTTATTGCGTTCTCTTTGTTCCATTTTTTTGTCAAAGATACTTTTCTTTTCTGGCGGTTTTTTTAATAGCTTTGTTTTTAATGTTGTGATGACTTTTTTAACACTTGGTTTAATCACCTTTAACAATAAGTCAGCAATGGGTTTAGCTAAAACAGAACTCACAACAGCAGTTGAAGCAATAATTGAAGTTGTTGAAACTGTTCCAATCTGGGGTAAATATTTTTCTGTTACTGAAATAGGAGAATAAACAACGATGCAAGTTTGGCCGTCTTTACTTAATTCAAACCCTGAAACTTTTTCTTTCCCATTTGCTGCAATATCACCAATTCTAGGATTATTTTTCTGGGGATCAGGGCAAGGAACATTTTCTTTCTTTTCTTGTGTTAAATCATCTTTTGGTATTTCGGCTTCTGGCGCTTCTGCTGTATTAGTTGGTGGCGGTTCTACCGTTGGTTTTTGACTTTCAATAATTTGTATTTTTTTGGGGTTGTATTGAATTGGTTCAAACCAAGGGATGCCCGGACAAATAACAGTATTCCCGGCGGGATCATCTGTAAAAATTTGTTTTGACCTCGTATAATCTCGCCTTACTTCTGAACAGGGCGTTTCTATGTAGGGGATAGGAACAGAAGGGGTTGCAATAACGTTAGGCGCTTGAATATTAGGTATTGTCCAAATCTTTACTGTCGGAACCTTTATCTCTTCTATTTCCATCTTCTTTTTGTCTAATTAATTCTTCTTCTTTCAAGCGCAACAATGCCTCTTTGATTGCTTCGGCTTGCAAAGAATTTGCCCATATTAAAAAGGGAGGACATTGCCGGTTGATGTAGGAACTTTTGGTATTTCTGGAACAGGTATCAGCTTTGTAATTTGATTTGTCAAATAAGCTTTTGCTTTAGCTTGGTTGGTTGGGTTCTTAGCGTAGAAATAAAGACCCGCGCCACCTGCTAGCACTCCCACTATAAACACACTATTTGCAATTACAAGAACATTAATAATTTTTTTCATAGCTTTAAGCATTGCTACGCCTCGATATTAAACTAAAATCTAAATAAAAACATGTTCGACGATATATGGAAAGAAGCCATAATTAAGGCCGCGCCAATCATGATATTAGTTATCAGTTTTACAACAATTGCTGTATTACCTGCTTATCTCATAACACCTTTATTAATTAAACAGCAACAGGTTCAACAACAGTCGACTCAGGTTGATCTAGCTCGTCAAGTTCATTAAGTCTAGTTTGTAATTCAACTTCTTTTTTACTAAATAAATCAACAGCTAACTTTGCTTGTGCTAATTCACTTTGAATAGTGTTTAATTCGTTGCTTAATTGTTCGCGGCGTTCTGTAATCGTATTAGTCATATTCAAGAAGCTGGCTTATCAGCAATTAATTTAGCTTTCCAAGCATTCTTAATAGAAGTTGTCCAAATTACAGCGCATATATCTTTAATTTCCTGTGGAATTGCTGTTACGCCGTCGGGTTCCTTATCTAATGGATTATCAACTAAATTGTCAGATGCGTCTAGCGTTCCAGGGTCTAAAACATACCGTTCAAATGATCTTGAAATTTCTTTTGAATCCTCCTTTATGACTGAAGCTTTGCGGATTTGAAGAATTGCATAATCGCCAACAATTTCTTTCTTATCGTAAACAATCTCTTTTGTAATAGCCATGATTTTTAGGAGCGTTTGATTAAACGAAACAGGTTTAAATTAAGGCTTAGTTTATAGACGTGCTAACGGTCTAAGAACTAAACAAAGTAAGTTCCTGCTAACCGTATTTCACTATTATTATTTAGGTCAGCTTCCGTACACCAATTAGCATCTCCACTTGATTCGTTATATTTTTGTATTGCACACCATTGAGAGCCGGGATTTACATAAGCAATCATTGAACGTGCGCCCCCGATTTCCATGCTCGTACACCAACAAGCTAAAGCAGTGTAAGCAGGACTCGCCGCGTTGGTATAAGGTAAACCCCACAATTTTAAA